AAAAAAAAACATGGCTTTCAATCTAGCAGCAATCGCCCCTTATCTTGGGGCAACGGGTCAAGCTCTCGTAGATCTTGACGAAGATACAAACGGCGCTGAAGATTTCGCCGGAGCATTATTGATCTATGCCGCTGAAGTCATCGGGGCAGTGGCGAACAACGGCGACTTGCCGGAGTTTCCCGAAGTTCTGAAAAAGGGAACAACTGAAAAAATCGGCGGCGCTTTCCGGGCAACGTTGATCGTGGCGAATAGCATATTGAGCTTCGCCCGTTTTCAGGTGTCGGGCAAAGCCGCAGCGATTCTCAAATACGCATCACAGGCTATCTCTCAATTGCTGGCTAAGCAGCCAGTACAGGCCATCACAGGTCTTTGATTCTTCCTCTTGCAAGTAGGGGGGAACATTTCAACCGACTGATAATTTCTGTTTAGGGGAAAATGACATGAAATTCAGATCGCATAGTCTTTTGTTTGTTTTGCTTATCGTAACCGCTCTCGCATTCGCTTATGGCTACGGCTTGATGACCAATTCGCTTAATGCTTCAGGGCATGATCGAAATAAGAAATCAGTAGGCTTGATCAGTGAATCTATACGAATCACAGCTAAAGACGGAGCGAAACCCATAGGACAATTGATCAGGGAGCAAAGCTCAATCGAAATACCGGATCAGGCAATATCGAGCTTTCATTTTCTGGTCGATCCATTCAGCGATGCGCTGATATTGCCGAGGGTCGAAGGCTTTCAGCCTTTGGGATTTCAATATGCGATCCTGCCAGGGCAGGACAAGGAATTTAAAATCCCGGAGATTCCGATCAGCGCGCCGGAGGCGCTAGACTTCTTTCTGGTCAAAAGCGCGCAGGCGACTAATTTTATTGTGGTGATAGAGTTTTACCCGAAGAACAGATGAATACGAACAAGCCGCAAACCGTTCCCATTGTGACGATTCCCGGCGACTCCGACCATATTACGATTGTCTGCCCGGTGTGCGACAAAGGTGGCGTGTGGGCTGTCCCGCATGGTTTTCAGATTGCCATACAGGGAACGTTGCTTGTGACGTGTTCAAACGGTCACAGTTGGGGGATCTATAGACCGTGGAAAAAAGACGATGACGACTGAAGAAATCAAAAATCTAGTTGTCAGCAAGGCAAATCAGTACGGGATCAATCCGGGGATTGCCTTTGCCCAGATCCAGCGAGAGAGCGGCTTCAATCCGCGTGCGGTTGGTGGATCTGGCGAACGCGGTCTAGGCCAGTTCATGAAAGGCACTTGGGATCGGTTTGGCTTAGGCTCTTTTGATAACGCCTTTGATCCGGTGATGAATCTTGACGCTTGGGGCAACTACATGGTCTACCTCATGGCCTTGTTCAACGGCGATTATCTCAAAGCCCTGACCGGCTACAACGGGGGAGAGGGTCATTTGACAGATCCGGGGAAATACGGGCCTCCATCAGCCGCGGCGAGAGCTTACGCCCAGGCGATCTATTCACAGGCCGGTTTTACTCAAAGCTCTGTCGTCTCCCTCGATCAAATAGAAGTCGCTCCCGGAGGCTTTCCGACATGGCTTATAATAGGCGCGGCTGGATTGCTGATCTGGTTCGCTTTCAGTGATTGAGTTTTTCGATTTACTTCCCTCCGACTAACTTCCATCTTTCATCTCTCCTACGGGCCGTGAAGATCATTCACGGCCTTATTTTTATTCTCTGATTGAATTACAATTCACCGGGAAGGAACATTTGCGCGCATGAGCCGGTCATCCCGGCGGCGCGATTCTAAGCGAGGAAATACTGTACGGCGGGGAGACTGTAAGCGATCTCCCCGTTTTTTTTGCGTTTTAAAGCCCTCTGGCGATTTTGCCCTTGTCAGGAGTCAGACAGGTTTCATGTCTTTCGACAGTGGCGAGCCAGTGAAGAGTATGGGGCGTTGTGGGCTGAAGCGGGAAAGAGAGAAGCCGTCAAGGTTGCTCCTGACGGCTTCTCTGGCGATCTAGATAAATCGCTTGGTTGATACCCCATAGTTTGACACCCCCTTACACTATCACTTTTGATTATCGAACAGGAGTAGACAGTTTTGGGGAGAGACAAAGAGAAAAGCCGCCAAGCTTGCCTCCCCTAAGCTAGACTCGACGGCTTCTCTGTGGTTCACGCTACGGAGGGGAGTATATCACAAAGATCGGGCGCGGATCTCAGTTTCGATATATTCAGCGACCTCAATCTGAGTTCGGCCATATTGAAGTTTCTCAGGCCGTTGGCTTAATTCTTCTTTCACCATGTGGACGATCTCTGCGCATGCTTCCCTTTCTTCCTCGATGGCGGCTGAGAATTTCTCTCTTATGATTTCCCTGATCTGATTGCGTTGTTGACCGCTCAATGAGACGCGAGCATTGATCAAGTCAAGGGCCATCTCCATTCTTCTTTTTTGATTTGTGTTTTCCTGCCTTCCGATCATTTCCGGTGTCATCGGTTCATTTCCTCCAAAAGTTTCTGAATCGCTCGGCGTTTAAGGCTGTGTCTATTTTCTATCAGGGAAAGCCCACAAGTGAACAGGGACATAATGATCTACCGGACTTACATCATCCCATATGTTCTTTGGGCCTTTGTTCAATATGCCCTTCAAGCGTCGTGGGTGACCAGGGAATAAATAATCTTCATCCTCGAAAAACTCATTCTGATTCCATTCCGGCCTATGGGTCAGTATAAACAACGATTCCAGCGTCATCAGAAAAGCGGATACAATCCGAATCCAAGCGAGCTTCAATCCTTCTTCTTTGGCTCGATTGAAGCAATGATGATTTCGCCATCGCTCTTGTAATCGAATCGCTTTGCCGACGTAGACTGGTTTTCCTTCTTTGTTCAAAATGAAATAGATGGCTGAATCAGACGGAAGATTCTTTATAAAGTCGCTGTCTGCCAAATCGACAAAGGGCAACTCCGAGAAATCAATATTGGCAGCATAGAATTGCGAGTCTTCAACACCGGTCAAAATACCCGTCAGGAGTAGTGTTAAATCCATGAGCGTAGTGTATCATAAACACCTGTCAAAGATCAGACATTTGACATACTATTTTTGCACATACAGTCACACTCTATTTTTGGAGGATTTATGGACACCATCAGGGCGGGCATCTACGCGAGAGTTTCAACCAAAGATCAGTCAACCGATATGCAGCTTGACGCGCTGAGAAAATATTGCGCCCAACGTGGCTGGAAGATCGTCCACGAAGAGAGCGAGACGGCCAGCGGCGCTAAGACCACACGACCGAAGAGGGCCACAATGATCTTGCTTGCCAAGCAACGTAAGATCGACACCATTGTCGTTTGGAAGCTCGACAGGTGGGGCCGGTCTACCGTTGATGTAATCAATACCGTTGAAGAATTGAAAGCCTATGGCGTGTCGTTCGTTTCTGTGACCGAAGCTATAGACCTAAGCACGCCAATGGGCCAAGCGTTTCTGACTATCCTTTCGGCTCTGGCTCAGATGGAAAGAGAATTGATCAAGGAGCGGGTCAAGGCGGGTGTCGAACGTTACCGGGAAATCAACGGCGAGTGGGGTAGACCGAAAAGCGCCAGGGCGAAGGCCGATCAAGTGAAAGAGCTTTACGCGCTGGCTTGGAGTAAAAGCAAGATTGCAAAAACTGTTGGAATAAGTAGGGCGTCTGTCATTCGGATTCTGGCAGACGCCTCTTGATCAATCTTTACAAAAACAGGCTTATGTAAAGAGTTAAACCCATGTCCATACAACATCGGGTAAATCTCCACATCCACACTTTTCGCACTTCGTTTCATAGGCAATTGAGACTTTGCGAATACGTCTTTCCCCTGTTCTCTTACGATGCTTTGAATGAAAGAACATGCATCGAAGGAAAAACAATGTGGACTCCATCTTTTCGATTCGAGAGAGTGAATCATAGTTTTTATCGTAACGTTGCAATCTCATCTCCCCTCACTCTCCTTTCTTCTCTCCATAGTCCAGTTTTTCCCACACGCAAAAGAACGCTTCTTGTGTGACTCGCTCTATCGTGTGGAGCTTCCATCCATCGCGGGCCTGAGCGTTCAGGTATTCATCCAGTCTCGATAGATCAAGCCCGCAATGAAACATTTGAGTCTCATACATGAACGGATTGGTTAGGCGTCCGATTGCCATCATCGGCTTTGGGTTTTTGTTCCACATGATCTATTCCCCTTTCTCCGACCGTCGCCAATGGGTAGGCGTGTAATAGACATACATCGCGGTGTCGGGCAAAAACCACAAGCGGCCTTGTCTTAGCAGTGGTTGAATATTTCGCTCTTCCTTGTCGTCGTCAATTTTTGTCTCAACAACTTCGCCATCGGGCGGTAACTGGTCTTTGCATTTGATCCACTCGTTTTCCATCTTCTTCAATCTCCCTTCTGTTGGTTGTTTTCAGACTCCGACCGGGCGCGGATCTTGCGTGTAATTTCCTTTGCTGTCTTCATTGCCTTTTCTTCGATCACAACAGCAAGATCGTTTCTCCTCAATCTCTCCATCTCGCCAGCGTGATAACCGGCCTCTTCGTCGCCAAGTTTCGCACACACTTCCCGCTCATGTTTGCAGCATTCCCGCGATTTGCGCTCTTCTTCAATTGCGGAGTTGATGGCTTGCTTGATTATCGTAATCGCTTCAAGTGGCAAGCGGCCCCATCCCGCATTGTCTATCGTCTCAATCAACTCAATCGCTCTCTCTCTCGGTGTCATCTCTCGACCTCCATTTTTCGTTCGTTCAAAATCTGAATTTCTATATCCGTCTCAACCGTCTCTTCAACATCAAGAATAAACTGTGGATGCGCTCCTGTACTTACCGTCACGTAGGATTTTATATTTCGCGCCGTCTCGACTTCTAGAATGATCATCTTCAATCCTTCAATCAATTCGGCTCGATCAGTGGCTAGTAAACGTAGATTTAGATAGATCATCTCTCGACCTCCTTTACTTCTGCCTTCGCAAACCATAAGCCAAGATCACGAAAGATCGGCTTCAGATGATCGGTGTATTCCTGATTCACCCAAACGCGGTGAGTAAATGGCGTCTTCTCATATCGAAATGAAACGCCGCAATCAATCAAGACTCCGACCAGTTCTTTTATTTGATCACTGTCGGTCAATTCGTAAGCGTCAACGGTCATCTCTCACCCCTTTCTTATCTCTCGCGGCGCGACCAGTGCGAGAAAAATCAAAACTAGCATCACAGCAATAAAAACAAGCAAGGCAATAATCATCTCTTCCCCTCCTTCCCTTCTGTTTGTTCTGTCTGGCCAGCCAGGGCGCGGATTTCTCGGCCAAGTTTTGCAGCGGTAACAATGCAGGCAGAGTATCGCGTTGCTGTTTCCAAATCGCCCCTTTGTTTATATCCCATACCCAGGTAATCAAGGCGGATTGATTCATCGTCTGTGAGCTTCGCACAGTCTTCGATCTGATCACGGAGGGCTTGTAAGATGATGGCTTCACTCTGTTCGCCTGACAAATTAGGCTCATTGATTGTGTCCCAGGCTTTAAACGCTCTCTCTTCAACGGTCATCGCATCTCTCCTTTCTACTCTATGGTTGTCTGTGTTTTGATCCGGCGACGATCACAGCGCCGATCAGCCATAAAACAAAAACAACTACGATTACGACAATCAGGATTGTCATACAATCTCTCCCTTCAACCATCGTTTGACTGTTTCTTGATTCGCTCGATCTTCTTCAAGCTCTCTCATGCACATCGAACAAAGACCGCCATTGCCTTCGGCGCACCAAGCTATTTCCGAATCGAGTTTTACTGGCTCCGGCTTTCTGGTCATCTCTCCCCAGATAATTCCGTTCAACTCTTTCGGCAACTGACCGTGATAACGCCGGAAGATTCTGAAGGCCAAACGCAATAGGATATTCGCATATCGTCGGTTCATGATGGACCTCCTTTCCAATATCCGAATATCCGTTCCATGTCCGCAACTTGCTGCAAGGCGTCTGCATGTTGGATCAGCAACATCAGGCGCTTTTCTTCTTCGATGATTCGTTTCTGCGCGTCTTCGTCCTTATTTTTGCGGGCTTCGAGATATTTGCCTCGCAAATCCATCATCTGATTGGCTAGCGACTCATCAACCGTGCAACCAATCCAACTTACTCCGGTAAAATGATGAAGCATGCTTTTCTCCTTTAGCTAAATCCGACTGATGTGAAATCCCACCCTTCAGTGTCTTTCCACATGTCTGAAAGATAAGACGATCCGTAGCGGGGATCATCCCGAAGATAATCATAGTGATTCTTCTTGCCCCTCGATCTCTCGATCATTGCGATGAAATCATCAAGGCTAATCTCTCGCCTGTATTCATCGAAAATCTTTCCCTCTTTCAAGGCTTCCTTCCATTGCTCCCAACTACCAATGATGATGGTCTGATTCCAGTCCTCATCACTCTTCGCATGGCCTCGAAAAGAAAATTGCCATCCCATAGAGTGTTTACCGATATGCCTTTCATCGTATCGGCCACAATGAGCGCAGGCGTTGTATCTGTGATAGTAATTCGTTCCCATGATCTCTCCTTTCAACTTTCCATCTCGCAAACTATCCGCCATTGTTTGAGAAGCCGGCGCTTTGCCAACTTTAGACGCCATCGCAGAAACGCCCCTACACTGACAAGTTCAAAAGCTGCATAGCGCCCTCTCGGTGTTTCAGCAACGATAGAAATACGCCAGTAAATAAGAGAGCTTGTGTCAATCGAAAACTGAGTATCGCTCTCGGCCTTTTGCTTCCGGTACTCTTCGATGTGTGCGAGCTTCAAGGGTGAGTCTGTCAAAACGACCTCCTTCTGTCGTCTTCAATCCGTTTGACTCTCTTTTCAAGATTGTCAATTTTTATTTCTGTTAAACGAATCGCTAATGCAGCCACTAAACCAAGAATGATTATTGATGCCCATATCCAAGTCATGCCGCTTTCACCTCCTGTTGTTTATTCTTCTTCCAGATTTTTCCTTTGCCGTTTAGATCAATCGCGGCTGACCATATCAGGTTATAGAGCCGCGACATCTGATGATTAAGCTCTCCCACTTCGCCCGGAGGCGTCCCAGGCGGACGACCTCCCAACGGTTCGCCTCTCTGATGGGCCAAGAGAATGTCATAGAGCCGATCTGTAAAATTACATTCGGCCTTCGCTCTGGCCATGATGTCGTCTGAAGATTCTTGTCTGTAGTCAAGTTTAGTGCCGTTATGATTTCCCACGATTTTTAAACTCCTTGTGATATTGCGTTAAGGCTTAGCCCCGTTTGCGTCGTCGTCCCGTACAAATAGAACATTTCGGAATAAGACCTAAGCCTTTTTTGAATCCAACCACGTCGTAATTATGGCCGCGCTTGCATCTGTACTCTTCCGATCTCCGCTTTAGATTTTCAGCGAGCGTTACAGCTTCCAAGTGTTTTGGATTGCAGCATGCGCGGTTTCTGCACTTGTGTTCGATTGTGTAACCGTCTGGAATTTCGCCAATAAACACGGCGTAAGCGAGCCGATGAATCAAGACGTACCGGGCGCCATTCCATTTTCTTTCTACCGCTCCGTATCCGTATCGAGGATCAATTTTTCCTTTCCAGTTCCAACAGCCGTTGTGATCAATCTCGATAAATAGATCAAACAGATCCAGCGTTTTTGTCTTGTTCTGAATGGCCGCTCTTTTCATTCCAGTTGATTCCCTTCTCCTAAAACTTCCAATCGTCAAAATGACCGTAACCCTCTGAAGCGATCTGAGGGCAATGAGAATGCCTGCCGGTCTTCCCGCTGTATGGCTCGATGTCTTCAATCTTGACGACCAATTCTTTCGCGCACGTCGGACAGTGGCCGAGGGTTATCAAGATCTCCGGCTTGAGCTTGCGAATCTGATCTCCAAACTTGCGGGCGATCTCAGGAGGGCTGACAAACAGTTGGCCATTCTCGACTTTGATCTGTCCGCCCTGACATATTGCTGAAAGTAATTTTTCGATTTCGGTTGTCATGGTTATTTGACCTTGAAGAATTGCCAGAGGTTTTGATCTTCTTTTTCTCGGATTGTCCATTCGAGACATTGAAAGAAGTCTGTAAGAAAAGCGCCCTTACACCATCGCTTCCCCATCAGATGGAAAACCCAATTAAGCAGGTCGTCTTTCGTCTTGCATCGGTCGAGGTCTACTTGGTAAGCGTTGTTGCCGGAGTAGACATGCAGCTTGATCACATTCAGGTCTGGATCGTACTCGGCAACCCCAATTCGGCGCGTTTTTAACCATTCGTCCATTTTGGCGTCCGCAAGTGCCTCTAACTCATTCATTGTGTAGGCTTTAAACTCCATTTTTACGTCTCCTTTTTGAAGTGGCTCACGCCATTTTTTTCGATTTTTTAAGATTCCCCGCAACTCCACGCATCTCAATGATTTACAGAAGTGGCTCAGTGGCTCATCCCTATATAGTAGAGAGCCACTGAGCCACTTGGGATTTTAGGGTGGGGATGTGCGGGTGTTTTGGGCGTCGTTTTCGGGGGCGTCCTCTCCATCTTCCGCGTCCTGATCCGACAAATCCGCCCAGGCTGACTTGTAACGACCGTAACCAGTCTTGACCACAAGATCATCTTTGACCAGTTGGGTAAGCATTCGTTTGATGGTACTCCGGCCTGCCCCCGGTAATAATGTGCAAATATCTTTCAACTCCATCCCGTCAGGATCGGAGCTTCCCTCTAAAACCTGAATGATTGACTCTTCAAGTGGGGGCGGCGCCGGAGATATGCCGGGCTGATACTCTGAAAACCATCTTGTAATTTTATCGAGGGTGAGCGTTACCGGCTCAAAGCCTTCGCCCTTGTTTTTCGAGTTGACGACCTTGATTGTCTCCCGAACATTTTTATCAAGAGGGACAGCGGCAATCTGATAGCGGGATGCGTCCATCAATGCCGTCGCGCCTCTGCCTCGATATTGCATATCGCTCGCGCCGTCCTGCTGCTTCCCTCGCCCTTCGTGGTGGACAAGGAGCATGGAAATATCGCAATGCTTGACCAGACGGCGAATCGGCAAAACGACTTTCTGTTGAACTTCGGCGTTGCTGTTTTCGTCTCTGAGGTTTGATGCCTGAGAAAGAGTGTCAATGATTACAAGGTCTATGTTGTACTTCTTGACGAATGCCGCCAGATTCAAAAGTGAATCTTTATCCGTCAATCGCCAAGGTCGCCCGCCAATTTCCGGTTCTACTACTAAATAGAGATTCTGTCCGGCAAGCGCGTTTTCAGCGGGCGTTAAAGATTGCCTGATAATTCTGACATGTTTTTGTAGCTTGAACTCCGGGCCTTCAAAGTCTACGAATAGAATCCTACGGGGCGGATTTCCAGTGGGAACAATCGAAGCAAACCCTCGGCCGGCCGCAAGGGAGACGCAAATATCAAGCAAGAGCGTCGTCTTACCCACGGACCCAATTCCAACGACTAATCCCCACTCGCCCTTATACAAGCCTTGTAAGATCATCTCCGGCTGGCCAAAGACCATCAAATCAAAGTCGTCTGCGCACATGGCGCCCATCAATGGCTCTTTCCCTGACTTAGGCGGGAATGGATTAGGTATTGTCTGATCTTGGTCAGGTTGTTCGTCAGGATCAGGGGCGCTGTCTAAATCGGGCAAGATCAAATCCGGTCCATCTTCGATCTGAGTTTCGATCTGTTGAGCGGGGATGTATCGGCTTACGCTCCGGGCGATCTGCCTGACCTCTTTATCTGCAAGAGGGGGAGAGCAACGCTGTAGATTGGTCGCTAGGAGCGTAGATTCGATCTCTGGCGGGCTGAATCCTTGCCGCCTTAGCTTCCCCCCTATCTTTGTCAGAAAGTCATTTCTAGAGCCTTCAGGCGCGAAATCGGCCATATCTGGCGCATAGCTCAAGATCAGATCCGGGTTGTCTGGCTCAGGCTGAAGTTTGGCCAATATCTCAGGCGGGAAATCAAGAATGGAGCTTTGATTGGCGAATGAATAAACGCGGCCTGAATGATGGACGGACGGCGGGGCGACGACATAACCGCCCCATCCCCTAATGTCAATTCCCTGTCCAAGTTTCCCCGCTGAATTTCTGATCTCTTGATCTGATCGAAACCACAGGTGGAAACCATTACCCGTTGTGACCTCAAGCGTCACGGGCAAGCCTTTATCTTGCGATACGGCGCCTTTCTGTAGATCGAAATCAATCACGGTTAGGCCATTGCTGGCATGACCTGTGCATACGCCGATATTGGCCTTCGGATATTGCTTCCACCATGCTTTGACTTGATCGGGGTCATTGCTGGCGTCTTTCAGGCCGTGTTGGGTGACAGGGTGTTTAGCGGGAGAGGCGCAATCATCTCTCCCGCATGAGCATTTGTTTTTGGCGATCCAGTGAAGCGGGATTATTGAAAATCCCGCTTCGACATAGATCAACGCCGCTTCTTTCAATTTGATGTTCCCATTAAAAGGGAATCCATGCTGATTTGTCGGCATTCGTAGCGCTCCCTGATGAGGTTGGAGTTTGTGTTGATTGGGCTATTCCGTTTTGGGCTTTCTCGCTCTTGGCTTTCTTCTTGTACGTCCGGCGCTGATAGGCCGCGAGGTCGGGAGTAGGCGCCGGAGTGATCGGGTTGCCGGAGTCGTCAACGTAAGGCTCAATATCGCTCACGTTGACAAACTTCCCATTCGGAATCAACGACAGCCAGCACGGAACGCCTTTCAGTTTCGCCAGATTGAAGCCTTTCAATTCTTCGTTTGTGAAAGGGCGGTCTTCAACTTTGCCGTTGACCATTTGGCCGCGCCAGCGTTCGAGTTTGAGCCGGAGAATCGCGGCAGGGGCAAGTGAAGCCGTGAATTTATTGTCGATCAGGAATGGCCGGCCTTCGCTGTCTCTCGATCCGTCTTCGGGAAAGACCTGAAAGACCAAGAAAACTTTCTGAACGTCTTTCTTGGTTGTAATCCCGGTCTGTTTGTCCGTGTATTCCGTTTCTTCTTCTCCGACCGGGACAATATCAATACAGACGGCGGGATGACGGTCACAAGGCGGCGTCTCCCAAAACTGTTCGTTGGAAAGGATGATGTTTTCATCGTTGGTATATTCAAGCGCCATAATCTAAAAACTCCTTTGATTGTTGTGATTGTTTAAAGTTCTGACGGGAATGGATTCTCTTGAAACTTGGCGACCTCGGCAGCCATCGCAGTTTCAAGGCAAAAGTTTTGATCTTTGGAAAGTTGAATGTCGGCGGCGGGATTGCCTTGATGGTAAAGCGACATCAGCTTGCTTATGGCTTCATAGATCATCGGGCCTAGAACGCTCAACGGCGATTCGTCTTGGCCTTCAGGCTCAAACTCCATCTGTGTTTCATAGCCTGTTAGATTTTGATCGTCTGAGATTTTTTCCGTCTTCTCTCTGATCGTGATTGTTAGCTTGGCCATGAGATTGGTCCTCCTACGCTGTTAAAAGTTTCGTGACTGTCTGTTGAAGATTGGCGATGTCAGCAACCGACTGACTGACTGATACGCCTCCTGTGGCCATTGCAAGTTTGCGAAGAAACTCACGGCCAGGGCTGCTTTCTGGTCCAACAAATATGCAGTCTATTTTTGATTTGAATTGAGAAGCCAGCTTCAGGGCCTTGTCTTCGTCGTCTGGCTCTCCGTCTGAAATCAAGATCAGTTTGATTGACGTGTTATCAGCCGGCTTGACGAATTTGAGAACTCCCGCCATGTCAGTCCCGCCACATGGGCTTGTCGGGATTCCTCCGGCGCAAAAGCGGGCATAGTCATTCCAACTAATCACGCCGATCTTTCCGGGCAAGTCCCTCTGAAGCCTTATCAATTGCTCGCAGGCCAGATCGTAGCGAGAGCGATTATTCTGGCAGTCGGTCATCACCATTGAGCCGCTTGTGTCAACCATCACAAGAGCGTCAACAGATAAGAAGGTGTGAGCAACGCCCTTGCCCGACCTCTGGGCAACATCTTGAAGAGAGCCGTAAACAAGTTGGGTGTCAGACATGATCGACCTCCCCTTCTGAAGTCTTCAGCCATGCGGCTATCTGTTCAACGGGCATGCCATTCAGGTGGTTAAATTCGATTTCAAGGACAAGCTCGGGAGCGATTCCAAGCAAGTCGCCAAAGATGTCGTATGTGGTCCCGCTTGTTTCTGCTTGATCTTTGTGACGGTAGATTCTTTCGGCTTCCCTGACATCCCCGTCGAGCTTGCCAATTAGGGCGCAGCCTATCGCGCATGCTTTGCAAATCGGGCGCTTCTCAGAGACAGAGACATAAGCCATTTTGTCTTCTCGCACATTGGGCGTATAAAGCCCTTTCAACATCGCGTCTGCTAGTTCGTGTCTGGTCATGATTTCTTGGCCTCCTTTTTGTCAGGAACGAACAATCGGGCCTGACAGAGCAAACCAAATAAGCCGTTGTTGATGACGTTCAAAACATGCGGTTCGTCGCCCTTCAACCCTCTCTCTTTTACCGCGCTATTCACCTTTGCTTGAAACGTTCGCAATAAGCTCACGCACGATTCATTGACCTCTTTATCGGTCAATCTTCGCGGCTTGCTCGATGTGTCTATTCCTGATGTTTCGATTGCCTTCTTTTCTTCTAAGTCCATGTGATCCCCTTTCTAAACCCAAAGAATTTGAAAAGTATCCGCTCCGGTCGGCCACTGTGAAACCATCGTTTTGCCGTCTCGATTCGTAATGTCATCCCACTTGAGGATTTCTCGAACGACAAAACGCATGAGCCTGACCGTTCCCTTTGCTGTGATCTCGCCACAGCGCAGAGGGGCGCGATAGCCAACCTGATAGCCGACGCGAGGGCGACCCATGATTTTTGTCGCCCATCCCTTGTCTTGGCCTTCACGCTCGAAATACAACCCCGCGTCATAGCGCCTCTTCTGTTCGGGATCGTTCAAGACTTTGTAGGCGCTGTTGATCTTGATGAACATCTCTTGCGCGTCCGGTTCTTTGCACACGTCGGGATGCCATTGTAGGGAGAGACGGCGATAGGCTTTCTTGATCTCTTCCGGCGTGGCCTTCTCGAAAATGCACAGGACTTGATAAAGAGTCTGAAGACCATTGAGCGGCTGGCCTAATTCCCTCTTCTCAAAAAACGACAGCAAGACCTCTTCGGGAAACTCGCTTGCCCATTGACCGTTGACTGAACCGTAAGCGGATTTGGTTTTGCCTCTGTCTTTTGTCGCGCCCAGGTATTCAAGAATAAAAGTCTTCTCTGTGACCTCCGGCGCCTGTGGCTTTTCGATTGGCAAATCGAGAGGGTAGCCAGTGTGCAGTCGGATAACATTGATAGCCATGCCGATCTCATCAGGAGAGATAAGCCAGACCTTTTGAGCTTTATGCCACGTAATCTCCGATGGCGGGATGGCTTTTTTGAGAGCGTCTTTCAATTTTTCATCCCACCCAAACCTGACGGCATAATCAGCCCCGGCGACAGAGATAGACACAGTGGGATGGGCTTTTGGTCTGTTCTCAATGTTGTATTGCTCTCTCTTTTGAGCAATGAGTTTTGCGAAGTCAACCATATGAATCCTCCTTCCTGATTCCGGCCTCTTTAACAAACGCGGCAATGGCCTCATTGATATCGGTTGTAGAAATGACCAGCACGGCGACTGAGCGTTTTTTCTTGGCTGAGTAGACATTCCACATATAGCCAACTCGACACATCCACAGATAGCCGACATGCCCAATGGTGATGCGAACGGTTGGATATTTCAGCAAGTCAATCAGGTCGAAAGGTTCAGCCATCTTGCCCCTCCTTTTCTCTGCCCGCTTTGGTAAGGGCCTCATTCAACATTGCGCAAACTTCATCGGGGTCTACACTGGCGCTGTTGGACTCCCAAACAAGCAAGGCGTTTTCGCAGGCATCGTACAAATCGCTTGCCGCTTCCATCTTTCGATACTCAGCCGTTGGCTTATGCGAGACGATGAACTGTGAAGCCTTCTCTTGAAGCATCAAGACCAACAGTTGACAGAATGTCCCGCCAGGGAGAGACATCAAGGCTTGAAACAATTTCTCAGCGTCTTCTTTGAAGCCTTGCCGCAATTGCTCGGTCCCCTCGCTTCCGGTCGTATACGGAAAGCATCCATTGATGGTGATATAGACTCGCTCCGGTTCTTGTTCCCTTGTGTGAGGCTGCGCGGCTCTGACCGTGATGTGTTTAGCCATTATTTGACGACCTCCCCATCGTTGTTGATTTCTCCGGGCAACCATCCCCCAGGAGCGTTATATCTGGCCTGAAGCTCTTTCCAGATTTCAGGCCAAGCATGTTTCAGTCTTGCGAGATTGAGTGAATCGGCCTTGCGCATTGCGGTCATGATGATTGCTGTAAACGTCGGGTCTTTCTCGACCATCACTTGAGAAAGCAGATAATCAAATCTAGCCATTGATCACACTCCCTTCTACAACTTGGTTGTAAGTTTTGAGCCAGTGGGTGAAGGCTTTCAAAGCCTCTTCGACTTGCGGCAAGCTCAGGTCTTTGAGCGATTGAGAGCCGCCAGGGAGACGGCTTTTCATCGTCTCGCTATCAACGCCCTTTGCGGCCAATTCTCCACAGATGTTGAACAGTTCTAAGCGGCGTTCGAGATTGGCGATGAAGTATCTGGCTTCTCCTTCGTTCAAGTCTTTGCGAGAAGCCACGCCAGCCGGAAGCCATGATTTGATGATGTCATCGGTCATGCCTTTAGCCTGATGATTCTTGCAGAGATTGATAATCTCCATCGCCAAAGCTCGCCCGCATTTCCATTGGTCAATGCCCAAAGATCTGTGAGATAGATTCAAAGCCTCTTGCTCAGTCATAATGGCGTCGTCTTCAGGAGAAGCTATTGGTTGGGCATTGGGAATTGAATCAATCTCTGATTCATCGAGAAAGCCCAAGCCGCAAATAGACAGCGTGACTCTGCGTTTGGCTTTGGTGATGGCTTTCATCTGGGCATTGGCCAGCGTGTCGCCCATCTTGCCCTTGATATAAACAATCCCCTCGTCAATATCCTCTCGACCGTCCGGCGTGCGGGCGTAGGCCGTGACGATCAGACAACCCTCTTCGATTGTGTTTTCGATCTTCCAAATTGAAATGCCGTTGATCTTGCGTAATTGCTCTGTGGCGTCTTTCCGGGCGTAGAGCTTGACAATCTCTTTTCCGTCTTCTTTGAGCTTGATGAAATCGAAAGGCTTTGTCAGGGGGTTCAGGCCGAGGCTGTTGCACACGGCGTTGTAATAAGACACTCTCTGTTCTGGCGACAGTTCGGCCAAGTCGCCTTTCGTAATCACCTGTTCAAGTATTTTGTTTTTGTCGGTCTTCTGAATTGCTTGTGACTGGCTCATTTTTGAAATCTCCTTTCCGGTTGGCTAAAATATTGGCGATTGGTTTTCGTTATTTGGTGTTGAAGGCTTCGGTGAGCAATCGCCGGAGCCTTTTTGTTTTCTCCCTGATCAGATTTGTACTGATCTTTTGCCATGTCCTTTTTCGAGGGATGCGGGGGAGAATGCGCGTTCTATAAATGTCGCATTTGATTTGATTGCCGCCTAACGTGGCGATCCGGTGTGTTGATAGGTCTACTGTCGGGGCGCTTGATATGTCGTAATAGTTCATGGGTGTGTCTCCGGTGAGTTGAGATTGTTGATTGATTGGCCGTGATCGTTGAGTGATCACGGCCAAGGATTCCACTTCAGGTTGCTTGCGCTTCTTCTTTGGCCAACTGTTGGATTGTTTCTTCGCTTGGAGCGGCCTTCTTCGCGGCTTCGATGAACAAACAGACCTCATTCAAATGGCCTAAATACTCGCGCTGTTTAGGCTTCGACAAAGCCTTGAACATTTGATCAACAGCTTGTTCCGCGTTCTCCGCTGCTTCTTTCGTGAAGTCCATGATTTATTCCCTTCTGTTGTTGATTGAATAATTCCCGCCGTGACGAAGGATCACTCCGATTTGCCTTTCTTGATTACAGTGCTCAAGACCAGTTTGTAAGAACAACACGGCGGGATTCCCGATAAGGATTCAAAGATAGTGCGCCCCGTTTACTTCCCTCTCCGATGGACGCAAGACCGGAGAGGGAGAGCTTTAGGTTTTCTTGACCGTCAATTCTCCGGGCTTCTGTCCAAGCGCATGGCGCGCTCGACTCTGCGCCCAGTCTCTAAAATCTTCAGCGACCGGAATGTTGCGGCGCTTCGCATTGGCGATATAGCCAAGCTCGCTGCGAAGTCGCTCGACTTCCATTTCGAGCGTGACTATCCGGTGATTCTTTTCGTTGATCATTTCGTTTTTGATATTTATCGCCTGCTCCAATCTCTCTTCAGTCATCATTGAGAAATCCTCCATCCTATGAAAACCACTATCGCCCATATGAGCGCGCCTATGACTGTACTGATAGCGATTGCTCGCCAGACTTTGAAATCATTGGTCATTTGTAGCGACCTCTCTTTTCTCTCCTAAAATCTCCAAAGCGTAGTTAGGGCCGATAGATGTAATCCAAAGCAGATTGCCGTCTTTGTCATGGGTAAATCGCCAGTTCTCAGGATTGCCGTAAAAGGCCAGGGCTTTGCGAAGTCTCGCTTGTTCTTTGACCGCAGTTCTTACCAGCGCGTCATGCTTCACGCATTCAATTCCGTCGCATTCAGTGATGATCTCGCGCAGGCGTTCGATTTCTTTTTCGGCCTTCTCTGCGCGTTCGACAGCTTCAGTGATTTTGGCGTTGGCGTTGTCCCATTTATCTATCGTGTCTGACATCTTATTGAGAATCTTTCGGCGTTTGGCTCTACTGAATTGATCGCTCATTTGTACCGGCCTCCATTGATGATTGTTTTCATGGTGTCTTGAATCGCTCTCCGTCTTCGGCGTCTCTCTGATAACAAATCAATCACGGCCATCTCTTGATGGGCCTTGCTCTCTTCGGCCTCTCTGACTTTGCGTTCCATCCATCGTTGTACGGCATTGAAGGAAAAGACCACGCGACCACCTAACTTGATTCGCGGGATGTCTCTTGTCCCACACTCGCCATTGCGGATTGTTTTGGCTTTCAGACCGATCAATTCAGCGACCTCGGCAAACGATAGAAAGCGGTCAGGCTGTTTAGAGGGCATCGCTATTGCTCCTGTGCTGTTTTTTGCTTCTCCACGCCGCACCAATCCTTCACGGTATTAAAGGCAATCCCAGCTACAACGGTTGTGTAACTGACATGGGTGTACATCGTGTAAGTGATTTGGCCTCGGTCCTTGCTGTTGATATATGTGATTCTGATCAGACCTTTGCGCCCGCATTTAGGGCAAACTTGAATCATTTTTGATTTTCGCTGATTGGTGTAATCGGGCATGACTATTGCTCCTTTCTCGTTATTACTTGATAGAGCCGGAGGGCGTGCTTTGAGAGTTGATCCAAGTACCATCGAATAAATCTCCGCATAGACACGTCTCCATATGCGTCCGTAAGTCGCTAAGTGGGGGAGCGGCTTGTGGGCGCGGTAATTACTGGCTAGTTGACTTCGGCTTTGGTCTTGCGATTGCCGTTTTTAGCAACCGTAGTGTGGGATTGAGACGTATGCGTTTTCATCGGCGGGGAATGGGCATAACGTTCTTTGAGAATTGCGGTCAATTGTTTAGCAAGGCTTCGAGATTGATTGGCAGCCTCTGCCTCTAGTTGCTGGCGCAGGGCCAGGGGGATTCGCACTGAAAACTTACTGTAGTTCATTATCACCTCCGAGGAGGCATTATGCACCACAGTGGTGCAAAGTCAATACAATTTTTGTATCGAGGCGAATCAAGTTCTATGTCTCTCCAATGCAATAAATACTAGATGCAATCCTAAAACAACTTTGGTATTCAATCGCTGACAATGACCATTCCCCAGAAGGAATTGGGCATGGCGTCGTGGGAAACGCGGGTATTGAAACAGACAATAAACTAAGGAGCGTACACTATGAACGTCTTGCCCTTTTTTAGAATAGGGAGAGACAACCCTGTGCAAAAAACTAAAGAAGATCGCAACGAAGAAACGAAACCCAGATCAATTCACCTCCCCGCATGGCTTTGGGATGCGCTAGACAGAGACGCCAAGCGTTGCAAACGATCCGCGACGAAGCAGCTTGAAGCGTTCCTGACGCTCTGTTTCGATCCTGACGCCGATATGGAAATCGACAAAGCCGACATCTCTACGGCTCATCAAGTCGCGTCTCACAAGCGGCTGAAAGCCGGATAACTTCCTCTGCCCCATCGGAGACTCCCATGAAACCATTCAGGCGGGTTATACCCGCTATTGTTGTTGCGCTGGTAATCGCTTCCCTGCCGGCGCAAGCTGATAGACAGACTATCCCATGCCCCACGTCAGAGCCGATTGTTTACCCAATGTCCGCCGATCTCCGGCCGAAGATTATTCACCGGGAGAAGGCTGCTTATACTTGCAAGGCGAAAGAAGAGAAGATCGAAGGGCGGGTAATTTTACAGGTAGTGTTTAACAAAAACGGTAGGGTTACAGACATCATTCCGATAAAAGAATTGCCCCACGGACTGACTGAGCAAGCGATAGGAACGGCATATCTGATCAAGTTTACTCCGGCAATGAAAGACGGAAAGCCGGTCAGCGTTCGCGGATCTCTTGAATACGTTTTCGATCTTTATTGATTCCACTCCCCACGATAGCCCGGCCGGGCATTTTCCCATTCATGCCTCTGTTATGAGACATGACGGGGGCATGAACCCGGCCGGGGCCAGTCAAAAAATCAAAGGACAATTCCCTTCTTGCGGGCGGCTTCTGCGACCTTCTGCCGAATGACTTCTTCGCAGTTCGGATCGGATTCCAATTGGGCTAAAAGTTTCTTCCCGAAATGAATCAAGTATTTTCTCTCAGAACGTGTGGAAGCTCTGGACGGACGAAACCATGCTTCGATTCCGCCTTTTGCGTTTGGCTCGAAGTGGATCTTGTCCATATCGGGCAAACTCAACCCGCCTACGGAACCCTTTTTGCGCGGTTTTGCTAGAACTTTTGGGTTCTGTCCTTTGTTCTGTTTGACCGGAACTATCAAAGGCGCCGAGGGTATAGGGGCGGAAAGTCTAGTCACAGAGGGCGAAGAAACCGGCATCACGGATCGGGCGCCTTCGACATACCGAAATTGAGACTCTTGAAGAGAGTTCAAGTTGGCCACATAGTTCTTTGCGCTGAAGCCTCGATTGTTAAAGACAAGTCGAACGCCTAACCATAGACCGTCCCACATGCCCCTGAACCGGGCGCCGAAGAGCGCGAACGGAGAAGCCAGGGCAGAGGCCAGCCGGGAAACAATCTGATCTTCCTGTGCTGTCTCGGCTCTTAATTTGAGCATCCGGGCCGCTACAACCGGATCGGCATCCCGAATTGCGGGAATCAACAGCAATCCGATTGCAAAGTGAATGACGAAGGCCCAACGATTCCAGATCAAGAGATATTCAGGTGGGGCCACGTCGCCAATTACGCAAACCAAATAAGCGGCATTGGCGATCATCGTGGCTTTGATTGTGTATTTGCCTAAGCTGGCTAAAGCCCGTTGCGTTCCACCTTTGAATGTCGTTCGCAATCCCTGTTCAAGGGTATAAAGCGATCCTTCGACAATGGCGAACGTGGCAAGCCCAAGCCCTATGGCTAATAATTGGCCATAGAGTTTGTCGCCGGCCAAAACGGTCAGCCTGTTTTCATGACTAAAGCCGTTGACATAGGCGGTTGCAATTGCGCTAACAGTGGCCACGGTCCAAGTGATGAGCTTCAGGCGCCCATCAACTGATTTGTAGTTTTCACTGTTTGCTAGATTTTCGTAAGCTGATTGAAATTTATTCTTCATACTTTGTTTTCCCACTCCCAAAGGTTGAAGTTGATGTTGATGTGAATTGAAACTGCAAGAAAGTACCACAGCCATGAAGATTCAAAAAGTCTGGCGCAAAGACCTGGGCGAATGGCGTTACAAAATTGACGTGACTGTAAACGGCCAGCGATTCAGGCGGGCTGACTTTGAAAAGAAATCAGATGCCAAAGACGCTATATCGGCATTGAGACTGAAAGCCAGGTCCGAACGCTATGGGCTTATTTCACCAAAGCCAAAGATCACACTCCGGGCATTGAAAAACAGTTTAGTGAAAGATCGAAAAGACATTCGGATCTTCACAGAGTTTATCGGACTGGCCGGCTCGGAGACTCTATTGACGGATCTCAACCGAGGTGACTGGAAGAAATATGTTGACTGTCTTCGGGCAAGAAAATGCAAACCAGGGACAATCAATCGCTATATGGCCGAAGTATCAAGCATCTTGTCTTCGGCTTCAGAAAGATTCCCAGATCTGGACGAATGGCGTTGTCCTAAAATTCCGTGGCTGACTTGGCCACAAGGGAGACAGCGAGTTTTATCAAGGGAAGAGATTTCAAAAATCCTGTTTGCTCTCAGAGCCGAGCGCCAACACTACGAACAGTATTTCTCAGTCAAAAACAGAGCCGAGGTCTTAGACCTATTTCGGCTCATGCTTCTCACGGGCGCAAGGGAGGGGGAGATTTTAAATCTCAGACAAGACCAAATCTCATGGGACTGGCGAACGGTCAGGATTGAATCCCGAAAGGGCGGCGGGTCTGTTCGCGTTGTCCCGCTGTCCGATTCGGCTCTTGAAATCTTGCGATCTCGTAATCATGGGCCAAGATTCTTTTCGATCAATAGGGATAAGCTCTATAGAGTCTTGAATCGAACGGGCGAAAGCTCCGGCGTGGCTTATGGCGACAACATAGACAATGGTTGGGTGATTTACGATCTCCGGCATGTTGCGGCCACAGTCATGGAGAATGCCGGCATCCCATATAGCGCCGTCTCGGCAATTCTCGGCCACAAACGAAAAGACCAAACGGCCACTTATGCCCATGCTCAGTTGGACACGCTTAGGCGAGCGGTTGAAGTTCTCGAAACCCATTGTCGAGAGATTGACGGGTTCTTTTCTGAAAAGCGGGCAAAATCAGGGCAGGGAGAGACAATGCTGCAGCAAGCATCCGGCTAGAAGTCTTGTAATATCAATAGTTTTGTCTGCGCGGAGCCGGTTTAGATAAGCCCGCCAAATCCTGACCGATAATCCGGTTTAAATCCTGTAAACCGCCAAATAGCTAGATTTATAAGCGGGCCTGAAAGTTTTAGCGTCGAGATTTTGCCCATAAACGGCCTACATTGGTCTTGAAATCGTCAACCCTTATCAGGGTATAGGTAGGGCTGAAATCGTGGCTCAGGCATTAAGCAGACTTAAAAGCGGCGGGGTGTAGAAGAGAGCGGGAGAATAAAAATAGGGCCGAGAGATCCGGCCCTTATCGGTAGGAAGATCATGGCCAGAAATCAGGTCAGGCGCTTAGGCGTTGCTACGCTCCCTATACACAGTGGTACAGCGCGGCTCAAAACTTCTTTTGGATCGAGTTTCTGACCTCTCGGCTTGCGCCGTCTCCGATCCTGATTGAGCGTTGCCATATCGTGATGTATGTCCCACAACAAGTGTCTCAGATTTTTGAGTTGATTGCGCTCAAAGCGCCCACTCTTTTCAACTGCTGTAATAGCCTCTTTAGTCATCCGATCTAAGAGGCGAATACTTTCGCGCAATTCTCGTAGCACGTCGAGCTTTTGTATTTTTGTCATCGGTGAAAGCCTTTCTTGTTTCCGACTCCGACGATTCGCCCAGGCTGGACAGCGCCTTGCATTTCGGCTTGCGCTTGTAACTGCGCGCTGATTTCATCTTTGATGTTGTCTTTTCGTTTGGCTTTGCGATCTTTCAAAAGCCGTTCGAGGGTCATCATGTCGTCAAGGCCAAGATCATACTCTTCATCATTGATCATTGTCAGAATCCACTTGTCGGCCTCCTCGGCTTTCGCAAGGCTGGCGATATTGCCCAGGCTAATCGCGGCGTCTCCGTTGCAGATCGGCACAAGGCCGAGAGAGAAGGTGATAAATTCAAAGTCGAAAAGCTCAGCCGGCAAAAGCTCAGCGTCAGTGACTATCATTTCGGGCTTATTGTTCTCGCTCATTTTTCTTCAGTCTCCTTTTCTCGGCTAAAAATTACTGTCACGAATGGCGGGCAAATGATTTTATCGGTTAGCCACCAACCATTGTTTAGTAAGTCTCGCATCCCCGCATCATTGGCGCGGGCAACATCTCGATGCAATTCAAAAGTTTTGACATCAAACTCAAGATTGGGCCTGTTGAATCCGCGTCTAAATCCCTCTTCGACTCCGATGCTATGAAAGGCATTTTCGATCTTTGCGCCCATTTCACTTTTGCTCATTTTTCTTTAGTCTCCTTTTCTTCGATTTCAATTGCGTTTCTGTTTGTCCCGCTCTCTCTCGATAGCAGGCTTGCATGACTTCAATCGTTCGCCTGATTTGTTGTTCTCTCCCGACAGTGAGAAGGCTGACAAGATTGGTTGAAATACCAAATCGCTTTGCTATCAAGTCTCGAATCTCTACAAAGACTTGATCGGTTGATTGCGTTGACCATTTGTCTACACGCTTTCCATATTCGGGATTGTTTGCAAGCCAATCCTGCAACATATTCCAACGGCCATCAGGCGTTAGAGCTTCGAGGTCAGGGAAGAGTGATGTAAGGTCGATGTTCATGATTTGCCCTCCTTCGTGCTGAGAACTTTGCTTAACACCTCAGCACTAAAATCACAGAACAACCCCCAAAGCATCATGCTCCAATGAATGTTTGGAACGTTCGACATCCACAGCGAAGCCATTACAGTCGTGAAAATCATCCTGTTCATTCTTCGCCCTCCTGACTCTCTTTGATAAGTTTTTGAAGCTCAGCCGTCCACGAAGCCGCATGAGGCAATGCCGCAACTTGCTCCCCGCCTGGAAGCCCTTTCACAAATTCAAGAACTTGCTCTGTCTCCATAGAGCCGAGCAAATCAATGTAGCCATCAATCGAATAGTCCGGCGCCTGTTCGTTAATCGCATCGGCGTAGTTGACCAATTGCTGAAACGCCACTTGGACCGGGACATTGCGCTGACAGTTCTGAATCAGTCTTGTGAGGGCGTGTTGTTCGGGCGTGATGGCTGCTTGATTCTCAGATCCTTGTGCATTTGCCACAGGATCCTGAATCGCGCTAGCCCCTTGCCCTTCGGGTAGAGTAGGTAACGCTGGCCTAGATTCTTGCGGGTTTGCGCCTTGCGTATTCGCCAAAGGCGGAACCGCTTGCGCTCCCATCTCCGCTTGCCCATTGTTTTGTCTCCCTGGAAACAGGCCACTAAAGCCGTTGAAGATTCGATCTATCGCTACTTGCACGATCTGTGCGGCCTGTCCTGATTTCACGGCGTCTCTTACTACATCCGCGTACCACGGCTCATTGTCTTTTCCATCTGAGCCGCCGAATCGTTTGATCACAGATCCCACAACCGTTTCGATCACTTCAGGCTGTTTCAAAATCGCGCTCGATAGAATCTCTTCTTCGCTGCGCTGTTGTTGCTGTGGTTGCTCAGGGGCAAAGCCGTAAGCCTCGCGCATCAACTTGGCCATCTCAAGTTGTTCTTTCAAAGCCTCGCGCTGAGTTTTCATGATGTCCTTGATCGACATCGGTACTTGCTGCGCTTGGCCGTCGCCGTTGGCCGATTGATAAACCACTTGCGGGGAAGTGGGATCATTCGGATTGACGTGTTGAATGTTTGGCGTTGTAGGGCCAAGTCGTTTTTCCCATGACGCGACAACCTTACTGCCAGGACTCTTTCCGGGCATGTACATTCGCAACGTAAACCAATATGTTCCCGCTCCCCACTTGCGAGCAACATCAAGATAATCTTCATTCACGATCTGTTCTTTAGTGCAGATGTACCTTGTCAGAAATTCTTTGTCGGCCCATGAGCCTCCCTCCGATGACTCGCTATGCAAATATCGCTCGATGGAAAGCCTTAACTGAGCGGCTGGCGCGATGTTGTGTTGCGCAAGAAGCTCTCGCAATTTTGTATGTTCATCTTTTACTTTTCGACGTGGCCTGTTTTCAATAGAGTCCCCGTCAAGCCCCTCCTCATCTTCTTCGGGCGCTTCTTCAACGGGGTGTAGTTCAACCCACTCAGTTTTGTGTTTAACTTCTCTGACCTTGATTTGATCGTTTTCGTCAGGCGGCAGTAGTTCGACTTCGACAGGCTGTTTCTTCGGTTTTCCTCGCGGCATTTGGCTCCTTCCCACGTAGAGCGAAAAATATTTTTCGCTGAGTTTGGTGTCAAGAATCAACTGATAATTAAGTTGATGAGATGTATAGCTAATCTCGAGTCAACCTAACGAACGTAAAGCATATACGCCTTAAACCTAACAAATGTCAACCTTTAGGGGCTTGACACCTAAGGTTCTTCCGTGGTTTCTTGCGCCCGATGTTGGCTGTTTGGTCATCGCAGAGGTCAAGTTATGACGGTTCGAGGCGCGGCTTTTCCCACGACCAGCGGTCAACATCTCGCTGTCAAAATCGCCGCGCCTCCCGTCTCCCATTCAATCGAGTATAGACCCCTAATCGACGGAGACGCGGGAACGTTTCAAACCTTAGACGCGATGGTCGACGCCGTGCTTGGTCGCATTGGGCCTGACTATTCCGGCTTCAATGATCCATTCAATATCAAAGCCGCTCAGCAGATTGTTTCTTCAGCGTCCAGCCAGGATGAAAGGGCGCAAATAACCGCTCTGTTCAATTGGGTGATTGCGAACATCGCCTACGAACCGCACCCAATCAATCAACAGACATTACAAGATGCCAGACGGACACTTGAGTTAAAGAGAGGCGATTGCGTTTCGCTCAGCGTCCTACTCGCAACATTACTTGCTTCACTTTTTTACGAACCGCGTTTTGTGGCTCAGTGGCCAAACGGAGAAGAGGCGTCCCACGTTTATGTTGAAGTTTTGTTATCTAACGGTGAATGGCTCGCCTTAGACGCTGTAGCCAAAGACGAGCCAATTGGATGGCGTCAACCGAAACTAGACGGCGGCTTTGAGTACGCCCAGGAGATTTTGTAATGGATGACTACTTTGAATTTTGGGGATTGCCTTATACCTACGGGATTGTCCCCGTTGACGAATCGCCATCGAGACAGCCGACATCAAGCGCGCCGTCTTATGAGACGCCCTATTGGATAGACACCATCAATCGAGGGATTGAGCGGGCCGCGCAAGTGGCTACTGTCGCAGTCGGCGGCTATCCGTCGTATCCAAGCTATCCAGCGCCTACGCCGCAACCAACTCCCATGCCTATGCCTGCACCGGCGCCGGGAGTTCAACCGCAATCACCGGGGAGCGGGATTCAACTTTCACAAACAACGCTGATGCTCTTAGTTGGGGGCGTGTTGTTGTTCATGCTCGGCAAGAGGGGGCGATGACGTGTGGCGACTTATTTTGACAAGCGAGAGGGAAGGGAAAAGGCCGTGCCCGATTGCTCGAAACACGGCTTGCAATGGAATCCCAATTCGCAACGTTGCGAACGGCCAATGTTTTCAGGGCTTCTGACGCTTGGCTTTGTCGGCTTATTGATCTGGCTTTTTAGGAAATAGTCATGGGAATGGAGCAAGGCGGCTACATAGAGGGGGACGAACAGGGCACGTATGGTTACGGCGGCGGGGGAGACTTCAATCTCAGCATGGGCGGGGGCGGTGATAGTTTTGCCATTGATTACGCGGCGGATTATGGCGGGGCATATAACTTCACAGGCGATTACAGCGGAGTTGGCACAGGCGCGGAGTATGGCGATTCAGGCTATCAACCGGGCGGCGATCTCTATGGAGCGTACGTTGATTACTACACAGAATCGGGCTTTGATCTCACAACGGCGATGGAACTGGCCGCACAGGACGCGGCAGCGGGATCGGTCGAGATTGCAACAAGCGAAAGAGGGCTACTACCTGACGCCTTAGGGCCGGAGACTTACTATGGTCTGCCATATATTCCCGATTCGTTCCTGACGCCTTACACGCCGATCTTTCCCGATCTTCCCGCGCCGCTTCCACCAATCGTTACGCCGATTATTCCGTTTACAGTTCCCGCGCCTCCGCAAGTTCCATTGCCGCAGACGCCCGGTACAGGGCCGATTCCGATTGCTCCGGGCCTGCCTCCGGCATGCCCCACTGGTCAATATCACCCTTATCCAATCGGGCATCCACAGCAAAACGTCTGCATCCCGTTTCCGTCTGCTCAAACAGGGTCAAGACCGCAGCAACAACAACGACCGTCAGGATCGAGTGGAGGGGCATCATCAACGCCAAAGCCGCCACAACAGCAGCAACAAGGGCAATGCCCCACGGGTTACTGCAAACACCCAACGGGGCAGTGCATGCCGATCCCGCAAGGATACTTTCGACACCCGACGACACAAGTTTGCTCGCCACGTTGCACGACGCCGGGGACTGTCTTTGACCAATCAAGGGGGCAATGCGTTCCGGTCGCTCAGGCCGTCAACCCTTTGCCCGGATCGCAAGCACATGGGACTGAATTACCCGAAGGCGCTGAAGGCTTGCTTGATGAATTATCGAAACTGCCGTGGTGGGTATGGTTGGCTCTTGGAGGCTTGCTGCTATTGAGCCGGGATGGTGAGGACGGCAAGAAAACGACAGTCACTTATAGGAGGGCGCGTTAATGGGCTGCTGTGTCGGCTGTCAATCGGGGATGGGTTGTTGCGATGACTATAGCCTTGCTGGTCTGTATGGCTTGAGCGGCTTGAATGGCCTGATGGGCGAACTAGCGACAGGCTCACGCGTCAGGGTGGGCTTGGAGTTTGAATTTAGTCATGCGTATGACCCTGACGAAACAGAGGCGATGGGCGCCGGACCTATTCAAAATCTGTTTTATGACCAATTCGGCCCACCGACATTCAAGGACACGCGCGTTACGGTTCAAATGCCGACGTTTTGGAGCGATGGTTATGTGACTGTCGAGGCTACAAGCATGACGCCATTGCCGTATGCCAGCGTCTTTGGGCAAATGGTCGAGAACGCCTTTAAGAGCTATCTGCCCCGTTACATCTGGGAGAAGACCCATGAGACGTTGGTTGACTACGCCCCGCCGACTCCTAACGCGCAACCCGCTGGGCCTCCGCAAATATGCGATTTGAGTCAATTAGGATTGCAAGAATACTTCGACTGTCAGCTAGGCCGTGGCAGATGGGCGAAGCAACAAACACAGAATCAAAATCAACCCGGTCAACCGTCGAAGTGCGCGGGGATGTCGCCCGGTGATTGGATTGCCTGCCAGCTGGGGATTACGCCGACTGCCGGCATAGCGGCGGGAGCAATTGGATCACTGGTTTTAGTCGGCGGGGTTCTAGCGCTTGTGGTGTTTTTGAAGCGATGAAGCTAACCGATCAAGAGCAAGTGATCTTGAAAGCGATTGGGAACGACGTAGCTGAAGTCTCCCGCGTGATCAAAGCCGTTGGCTATCCGAAGGCGACAGTAAAAAAAGTCTTGGTCGGGCTGAATGAAAAGGGAATCGTCGCCCTCCATCGCCACGATTGGCCGAAATCACTAGAGCGTGAGCAACGCAAGCTCATGGTCAAGATCGGGAGCAATTACTACAACGCGGTAAGTGTGATGAGAAGAAACCCTAAACAATCGAAAGGCAAGACGGCGCTGAAGAAAACAGGGCGAGCGCTAAAGGGCTTCGCTCGCGGGACGCTTCAGTCTGGCGCTGAAATTCTAGGAGCGGGAGCGATGGCATTGAATCCAACTCGAAAACGAAAGAAGGCGACGAAGAAGAAGCGAAACAAGACCGTTATCAAAGCTAAGCGTGTTGTCGTATTGAATCCGAAAAAGAAAAGGGTCAAGCGCAATGCTTCAAGAACTGTGTCTACCGCTAAGACTGCGAAACGTCGGGCCAGGTCTTCTAGTCAAAATAGTCGCAAGAAAGCAACGCCCCGTATTCGATCCGTGGCTAAGGCTCGCAAGGCTCCGGTTAAGAGAGCTTCTAAAAGAACGCTCAAGAAAAGCTCCGGGCTGTTGAAGAAGGGGCGCAAGCGAAACAACCCTTCGGCTGAATCAATCCGCAAAGAGTTTGCCGGATCTGTCAACGGCGAGCGTGACTTGTTTTTCCCGCAAGGGACGCCATCGGGGAAGCTCGCCAAGTTGGGCAAGCTCGTTTCGATCACAACAGAAGAGGGAACTATCAAACCTGTCTCCGGCTCGGCGTGGCTGTGCGCTGATACGAAAGAACGGCTTCATATCGGATCAACATCGAACGCGCCTTTGTTTAGCGGGCCTGCGCATAGTTTTGGGAAGGTTTCAAAAGTTGAATATGAAAGCTCAAAGCCGCACTTAGGGTATCGAGGACCGATCATTTGGTTTCACCACATGGGCGAAGGCGGGGGAAGTCGCCCTTCGCTATACGCAGATGGAAAGGGTGGTTTGAAATTCAAAGGGGGCAACTACCGATTAACGAAGAGAGGTATCGAGGGCTAGCCATGACGCTTCAGATATTCAATCGCGGCGGTCAGAAGTTCGGCGCTTTCTCTAAAGCTACCCAATGCTTGATTGCAAAAACTGCACAGCAAGCCGCGCACTTTGCCGGTTGTGTGATTGTGGTCTACCGCCAACGAAAAACCCTCTATTTGAGATTGGCGACATATTGCGCACAGATGACCTTGCGCCTCCAACATCATTTCATATTCAGTCAGCGTAATGCCGTATTGCCTACGGAGCCAAGAATTTTTGTACGCCCGGTGACCTCCTCTTTTATAAGACTCTCGTTTAAGTCTACGGCGTTGTTCACGGACATGAGGCAAGAGATTGCGAGTCGTGGTGCATGTTTTACATTGATTGGTCAATCCGGTTGGAGTTGTTTTGTTCGACCAAAACTCAGAGGCGTCTTTAATGGTTTTGCAGCTTTGACACCGCTGTTTGGTAATTTGAGGCTTTGGTGTACGCCCACGCCGGAGCACATTACTTCTATTAACAGCCCTTGCACATTCAATGCAAAAGCGCATCAGTCCATATTTACCTCTACGATCTTTCCAAAATTCAGTGACCGGCTTTTCCGACTTACATTTACTGCAAACTTTGGTAGATGGTATGGTGGGCTTAGTCATGCTGTTCGTACCTCAATTACGAATGATGTGATTAGGCTCGTTCGGGAGTTTGCCGCTCTCGTTCGAGCCGATCCCATTCTATCACGATTCAGCCGCAATCTTAACAACTTTACAGTTTTGTGCGTGTGCGCCGCTGCCGCCGCCCACATGAACACAATATCGAGCAGCGAGAAGGGGGAGGCTTTATGTCTCTCATAAGAAGGCGCGTAGTGAACCCGGCTCCGTCCGTGCTCGCTCTCGTCAACAAAACAAAGAGAGGTAAAACAATGGCTACTCGCAAAAGGAGACGTAGCACAAAGCGGCGCGCTGTACGGCGTACCCGCTCACGTAACCCGGTCAATCCGGTGAATCCGGCTCGCAGGCGGCGGCGCAGATCCAGACGGTCAACCGTTTATGCCCGTCGTCGCAATCCGATCAATCCCACTCGACGCCGCAGGCGCATTGGTCGCCGCAGGGCAAGGCGCAACCCGGTGACGGGCGTATTGGGTCGGGCCATTCCATTGGTCATCGGCTCGGCTGTGATTGGCGCAACCGCTCCATTCACGGCTCAAATCGTCGGGAGATTCGCGCCACAGTTGTTGGGGAATCCCATCGGCGTTGCGGCAACGACCTTTGGAACTGGATGGGCGTTGTCACTACTCGCCGGAGCTTTCGCGTTTACGCGCAAGTGGAAAGACGACGTGATGTTGGCCGGCGCCGTGTTGGCAGGCGGTCAACTGTTCACGGCGTATGTTGCCCCGATGATTCCTCGACTTGGTGGAGGGCGGGGGGGAAACGGAATGGGCCGGCGTTACAACCGCAACGGAATGATGTCCGGCATTGGTGTAATGACCTCTATCCCGCCAGGTATGGCGACTCTTCCAGCGCCGCAAGGTAATAACAACGGCATGCAAGGGATTGGCGTGATGACGGCGATCCCTCCGGGGATAGCGCGTTAGGGCGAAAATAAATCAAGCAGGAGAAGGAGAATAAATATGTATCCAATGTACGACCAGTCGCCGCAGTTCAATTTTACCGGCTCATCAATGCCCGGACTGCCGACTACGCTTAATCACATCAATCCGGGCTATTACGCTCAACTCGCGGGCTTTCTCTCGGAGAAATACGGCAGGCCGGAAAATGCGCGTCTCGCGTCAATCAACGGTGTTGAGCTTTACGACACGTTGAGAGTTGATACAGGCGCGCTACCTCTGCGCGAGTTCATCTTTTTTCAAACTCCGGTCGGTCAAAACCAAAACTTGCTGGTCGCTGGTACGGCCTATCAGAAACAAGAGATCGACGTCCATCCGTGGATCGTCCAGGGCGGACAATTGGCCCTCGGCTATGAGGCGTTGATTTGGAATGTTGGCGTACAGGTCCATATCGTGCAAGCGAATGACGCCACGCTGCAAGCGGCGGGCAATACGATCAACCTGACAGCCACGACAGGCACACTTGCCGCCGAGGTCGCCGCCGATCCGCAAAGGATGGGCAACTTGATGCGGGCCTTTCAAGAGGGCTTGTGGTTCGAGTTCTTCATCAATCAAACAGGCTTCGAGAACGGGCCGCTTTGGAGATTCCCGGCCGGTATCTACGGCATCAGCGGACAGAACGCGATTGCCGATACGACGACAGCGGGGGCTGATGGCCTCAGCGCGGACGGTTGGGCGAACAACGGCTTCGGCGTGGCTTATCAGTTCCCGGTGATGCGGCATCTGCCGAGTCAAACCAAATTCGGCATGCGGCTGAAGATTCAAAACTCGTTTACGACTCCGGCCGGCTTCTCGACTCGTATCGTTGTGACGCTCGGCGGAATCGGCATACAACCAATCACAGGCTGATTTCTGGCGTTCGGTTCTTCATCGCTAGTTGTGGGGCGGGGCTTTTGCCTTGTCTCGCCCCACAGTTTTTTTTCAGGAGAGAGCATGAACCCGACTAAAAAAATAGGCCGATACTTAGTGCCGATTGGATCTGTGGCCGTGATCGAAGAGAGAAACACGTCAGGCTGGCGCAGGCTCTTATTGTGGCGAAAACCGGGCTACAACGCGCTGCTCAACAATGGTCGAGTGATTCATTTCACTGAAGCCGAAAAAGCCGAATACGAAAAGGCTGTTGAATGGCATGTCGTGACTCTCGAATGGTACGGCGCGGCCAGAGGCATGGGGCTGAGAGGCTAAAGGAGAATTTCATTATGTGGTTTTTTACGAAGTATATTTACAAGATCCTCGATTTCTACAGAACGCATTTGATCTTCTACGACACGATTCCCATAGGCTTTACCGGGGTCGCAAGTGAACGTCCTGCGCCGGTCTTTACCAACGAAGTGTCAGAGGACGTGTTGTATTTCGGCGGGCAATTGTCTTTCAGTGTGGCCGACGTGCTGGTTAGGATAAAGTCCATCAGTCCGCAATACGAATGGATGGTCAATGACGATCCCGCTCCACAGGATACGCCGGCTAATGCCGTGTTTGGCGTGTTCAGTCAAGCTCTCCCGCTTATTCCGTGGGTGTCTCCGTTCTTTCTAAAAAAGAATGGCCGTTTGCAATTGCAATGGACCAACAGCGCGGCGGCGGCGGTTACGGGCGGCTTCGTGACGCTGCATGGTCTTCGATTGACCAATCCGATTAATGGGTCCGGTTGGGATTACAGCGTGGGCTTGGTTTGATTATGAACAACAATCAAGCGACTAAAACTTGTCGGATAGACACAGGGGATTTTGTCGGCTCGGCTCTCACAGGGCCGGAATGGACGCCTTACGCGCAAAGAATAGCCGATCATTACCCTGTTCAACTTCTGTGGTATCTGACCAAGCAACAAACGCTTGTGGTCGCGGATCCTAGAAACCTTCAGGCGCCGGTAACGCAGACCATAAGGCCACAACTATACGACGTGTTGATTTTAGGGATGTCGGCGCTGATTGTCGGAGAAGCCCTGCTGGACAACGGCAATTACATCTATCTTCAGATCACGGATCTTGAAACGGGTATTCCGTGGGTCGCCCCGAACATGATTGGCTACGCCCCTGTCCCCGCGTTCGCCGGGATCAATGCCGATCCGTCAACCGGGACTTTCTTTCCGATGCCCGTTTTGAAACTGCCTGAAGCCTATTTTCTGCCGAAGGGGACAAGGCTCAAGCTCGATTGGTTTCCCATTCAGGAAACCGATGGCGATCCGGTGAATTTAAACGTTCGCCTCACAATGATCGGAGTGCAATTGATCAATCACGCTCCGGGCTTCAAAGCGCCGACTCACGTAACCATGCCTAATGGCGACACTATTCCTGTAGGGTCGAGATTGCCGTGGTTCGGCTGTGTGCCTTTCGGCCAGAGAGACATAATTCTAGGCCAAAGAATATTGCAGGACTTCTCATTGCAGGACGACGAACAGGCTTTACAGTTTTTGCCGCCACTCGAATGCAACCTTGAATTGCATGACGCTTACGCCAATTTTCTAGCTCAAACAGTCCGGCCCGCGGCTAAGGTCAATCTCAAACTTAAATTGAACGACATGCGGGACAACGGCGACTGGACGCCGGAGTTTTCTCCATCACCCGCAATATTCGGCAATGAGGAGCAAGTCTATCCCGCAAGACCTTTCGCCAAACCTCATCTAGTTAGAAAGGGCCACAGGCCGGCATTGGTGATGTTCAACAATAGCGGCGCCGGGGCATTGAATCGTGGGACTGTGACTTTCCGGGGCGTCCGTCTTTGTGAGTATTGATTATGCTTCAACTGCAACATATGCGTAGGATCGTCCAAGCCTGCTTTCCCGAAAACAATCAGGAGGCGAAGGAAATATGGAACGACATCAAACCCATTAAATTCGGGGCGACTCAGCCGTGGATTACCGATGCGGCCATTACGCTAGCGATATATCAAGTTCCCGAAGACGCGGCATATCTATTGATTTTACGGACTGAATGTTATGTCACTACGTTTGATCCAACGGCTGTTGGATTCGGGCAATTCTCTCCGCCTCCTGACGGCACGGCGTCATGGCAATACACTGATGTCGGGGTTGGCAATACTCAATATAGGATCACTCCGGTTATGGACATGAACATTCTTCTTGACTGCGAGGAGTTTCTATTCGCTAAGGGCGATCATCTAGTGACATTGGTTGCTTCAGTCACAGCCCCAGACGCCGTGGAGAGATTCATCAGAACGCTTGTTTACGGGTATCTGATCAGCGCTGAGATTGCGGGTAGGCTTGGTGGAGACGAAACGGTCTATTTCAGTTTTACTGTGTGAGCAATGCTGTCTTATGAGAGAAGGAAAACTTTCAGGGGAATCGGCGGGGGTGGCGCGCAAGCCGGGGCTGTTGTCTTCATCTCTGATTCATTTGTCAATTATGCCGCAAGGGTAAATACGCTAATTACGGCGCCCTTGAATATTCAAGACGGCGACGATCTGTTGATAATCTTTGAAGATGGGGCGTTGAATGCCGCGCCAGTTCCAACGCCTCCGGCTGGATTCAATATCGTGACGGGCTTTCCGCTCACGCGGGCTGATAGCAATGGCTTCACGGTTGATACTTATGCATGGCGTAAACCGGCATTGGCCGAAGCGGGAGATTATACAGTCACGCATGCGAACGCGACCAGCAACGCATGGATGCAAGTCGCCAGGGGGCAAAATCTCATAACGCCCTACGATCCCAACCCAACGACAAATACGGGCCTGGGCGACACGGCGACAGCGCCAAGTTTGATCACGGCCGTTGACAATTCGCTGATCGTTTACTTTTGCTCGAAGTGGAATTTTCCGGGCATCACTCCCCCAGGCGGCGTGACGCCAACATTGACAACGCGGCTCGACGGCTCGGCCACACTGCTTTTTGTCTCGAACGGAGTTTTGGCGACAGCCGGGGCAACGGGAAACAAAATCGCAACGGGCCTTCCCAATACCCCTACAGAGCCGTGGGCGACAGGGCTTATAGCGATTAGACCTTAATACAACTATGGCGACATCATACGAAAAACGACACCAGCCGGACGAATTGAGTTATCACAAACGACCAAGCGGCGCCGGTGTCGCGTTGCCTATTGGCAGTTTTCTTTTACTTCAAGACGATGATGGAAGCGAGACAAGTATTTTGCTTCTCGAAGACGACGCCGGCGCGGAAATCTCCGGCCTGAATTTACAGGACGATTGATATATGTCCGACAAACTACCAGCGTTAGGTAATCTAGCTACTCCGGCTCTGACCGACTTGCTTTATATAGTCACGCCGGGGATTGATCCGCTTGGGTCGTTCAATATTACCTATGCGCAGCTTCGGGCGGCATTGCTCGCGGGCGTTGGAGTCGCATTTCCTTCAGACATTACGCCGCAGGGCAATGCGGCTGGTGGGGCTTTAACAACTCTGCAATCGTTTGTCTTGCCCGCTGGAAGTCTCGGCAGTAATGGGGACTTTGTCAGATTCACTTACAGTGGGACTTTTGCGACTAATGATAACGACAAGAGAATCCAAATCCTGATCGATGGCCAGGTGGTAGAAGACTTTGGCCTCTTCGATTTTGACGCCGGAGTATGGCGCGTAACGGGAGAACATGTACGGCTTACATCTACTAGCGTTCTTGCGGGGTGTGGTGGTCAATATGGTGAGCCGCTTGTTATAGACGAAGGAGTCATAGCCGGAACGCCGGATGTTATCAATCTACCTCGAAACAGAACGTTAGCCGTGGCTGATCTGGATTCCAACGCCATCACTTTAGAAGTAGTCGGCGCCGCTGCGGCCGCGAACGACATCATACAAACTCTCTCAATTTACGAGCTTATTCAATTCTAAATATCAACAGGAGAAAAAAAAACATGGCTTTCAATCTAGCAGCAATCGCCCCTTATCTTGGGGCAACGGGTCAAGCTCTCGTAGATCTTGACGAAGATACAAACGGCGCTGAAGATTTCGCCGGAGCATTATTGATCTAT